TATGCCTGTGGGTGTCTTCCATTGCCATAGACGCTCTTTCTCAGCAAAGACAAGTATTCCGGCTTTTATCACCTTATGGATTGATGCACGTGTCTTGATCTGCTCAGGATCTTCGATCATACTGAAGAACCTTGAAAAGCCATCTTTCATACCATGAACCTTATCGGCAATAGCATTTTTAGTCTGTGCAAGAGATAAGTCCTCTCCTGCAATATCGAGTGCCATGGCGATGTTCCTGAGTTCATCTTCTGCCAATCCGAGTTCTTTGTTGTAGAGTAGAGAATCTATCTGCGATTCCTTTTCTTTCTTCTCTGCTCTCTTTTCGGCTTCGGTGACAAGATCCTCAAACATAAATTTTGGCTTAGAGCCTTTGTAGTTCTCACCTCCAAAACAATGCTCACATTTCTTTAAGAGGAAATAGATGAGCTCAATATCATTCCTTTTGAGCCACATCGAACCTGTAAACTGAAGATGTGAAGGCGTGAATCTCTTTGTTCCTCTTTCAGTCGTCACCATAGTCTCTGCATACCTCCATACCTCTGTGCCACTATCTGTTTTCACAATAGCCTTTAGTTTAAAACTAAGGGAGTTTGGTTTGTCTGGCATCAGGTTGTGTGGTAACCTGCTTTTCTTAATACGCTCTGGCGGGTAAACAATTCTTACCGGAAACTTATTGTGAAAATGTTCTTCTATCTTCTTAATCTCCGGTGGTGTTAATTTGTACTGCTCTTCGTTCTTGTATAACATAGTATTTGATTTTTAAAGGAAATGAGAAGGAGAATTTTCATCTCCCTCTCTATCCTGTGATTACTTATTAGCTTGCTTCGAGAAGGACAAACTGATTGCCTCCACGGAAGTGTGCGCCCACATGACATCTCTGGTAAGTATGGTTCTTATCGAACTCAGAGACTTTTAATCCCGGTCCTGCACCATTTACCTGGTAAACTTCCATCCTTCTGGAATATTTGCCGAGTGCGCGGTAACGAGTACCAACGGCATCAACCATATTTCCGGAAACAGGGTCTTTCTTCTTGTTAATAGGCATAAACAGACCTAACTGATTGGCAGTATAACCTGATGCGCCTTCAACCTCTGGGTTGTTGAATACCCCCATCCTCTTGAATAAGAATGTCCTCTCCGATTTTGTCAGATAGGTGAAGTTGACAGAAGCACTCAAAGCCTCGTTTCTGTGGAACAGAACGTCATTGATAGCCTGTTTCGCATACACGATGTTTGTGTTCTGGAAATACTCTTTCAATGAGTTTTCAATGTCCTGATGGAGTTTTAATCCAAGCAGTCCAAGAATCTGGTTTCCTGCGAAGTTCTGGTCAAGAGTGTTGTCCAAGGTGTCAAATTCATCAATGTCGAAAGCACCTGCGGTACATGATTGCTCGTTACCTACTCTCCGTACATAAGGTATTGCACCTTCGGTGAATTTAAGCACTCTGCCCGTTGTGGGATCAGTTATCGAACCATCGCCTCGTCTTCCCCAAAGAAGGGCACCATCAATCTTCAATGACATACGATAGTCTATGTCGATCTGTCCTTTGTAATAAAATGCGGGTATTGACTCACCTTTGCTTGTGACATCGAACCAGTCCTGATTAACCATCTCCGAACCAGTGACTCCGATACTTTCCTTGATTATCTGTGCATCGTTGTCATATTCCCATGTTCCAGAGAGTGCATCATCCGGCTGTCCGCTTCCTTCTGAGAATGATGCGGTACGGATTATGATCGTCTCTCCTGCTGTTAATGCGGGTATGTTGTCTGCCTGATTAACAGGATATACTGTCAGCACGGGTGCTGTTTTATCAGTAGTCTTGTCAATACTATAGACATATCCCATAACTTCATTGGGGAACATCAGCACATCACCTTTACGAGCATAAAAACTGTAGTTCGCATCAAGGTCTTGTGGGTCAAGTGTGATTAAAGCTGCGGCACCTGCGGCAGAAGCTGCGGCGGCAGTTTTGTTATGAATAGTAACGTGGATATGATTTTCCTCATAGTGTCCATAAGTGTCAAGTGCGACAGGTAGTTCAAATCCCATGGATCTGAGTAACTGAAAGTATGACACTCCCTGATCTCCGTACCTACTGAAAAGTACATTGAGTTTTTCCGGCTTGTAAATATCGAAGCCTGAAACTATGTCAGAGGCATATATTGCTGCAATAGCATCTGGTCCCATTGTTTTGGATTTTAAAGTTTATACTATCAAATATTGCCTCTCGTGATTACTGTTTAAAAAAATTTACCTTGTCATCTCAGCATTAAACGCTTTCTCGGCTTTGGCTTCATCTGATAACGGCTGATCTTTCAAATCTGGTTGATCTTTGTTCTTTTCAGATGGGTTGCTGTAAGTTTTCAAAAACTCCTCCTCTGTCATAGACCGTGCCCGATCAAATACGATCTTAACGATCTTGTCAAAGTTGGGGAGTACCGCATCGGAGTACATCTGCATAGCAACATTCCTGACGTTTGCTTCATTAACTTCCATCTGGTTGTTAATCACAAAGTCAAGTGCATTCTTGTTAATAACCTTTTTTACATCCTCTGGTAATACAAAGTTTGCAATCGGTTCTTTTGCTCCTTCCATAAGGATGGGGATTGTTGCGAAAGTATCACCCATCTTCTCACTTACTTTTTGCCAGTTAGCCTTTTGCGTGGCTTCAATTTCAGGTGTCCATTTCTTCCCTTGCGGAATTACTTCTGCTTCGGGCTCAGGCATTTTGATCTTCGCTTTTAAACCAAGAAGTTTCTCTTTGGCTTTTCTTCCATCGGAAGATACTTCCAAAAGATTGTCATCAAGGTCTTCCTGCGTCATCTCGCCTGCTTCAACTTTTTTAGAGTCCACATTGTATCTCTTCTCGAGCATCCGGCGTACCTGTGGCTCCTTACCTGCCAATGAGGGGTCATCTATTATCCTCTGAAGGATAAGCGCATCCATGGCATCCATGTTTGCAACTTCAGTAGAATGTAACTTTCCGAAAACCCCAACATCTTTAATGCCCGTCTCACGTGTAAACTCGTTCAACATTGCAAGCTCGTCAGTTGCAAATGCGTGTTTAGGTTTTGCCTTAACTTGAGTCTCAAGCTCCTCGTTCCTCCGTCTCAGAGTCTCGCGTTCTTGAAGTGCTGCGGGTATATTTGCTTTTTTAAAATCCTCCACTGACGCAAACTGATCTCCCCACATCTCGTGGAGCATGGCAGTGCGTATAGCTTCTGGGTCTGGTACTTCTGATTTATGTTCTTCCGGCTTTTTTTCTTCCGGTTTCTTTTCTTCAGGCTTTTTCTCGTCTGGTTTTTGCTCAGGTGGCTTACCGCCTCTTTTTTGAGTAATCTGTTCCTGGATTTTTGCCGAATCCACATTGATGCCATCCAATAAAGCATCTATTTCATCATCTCTGCCGTCTTGTCCTGCCATGTTTTTTAGTTTTTTAAGTGATACAAATATATTAAAAAATTATTGCGCTGCAACTGGCATCTGTGCTTTTGCCCCATGTTCGACAATTCCAAGACCACTTTTTAGTTGAAGTAATTCTTTTTGTCGCTCATGTTCGCTCGACTTCGCTTGTTCGTCAATCATAACTTTCGCTTGATAAACTCTTATTTCGTTATCTCCTTGCATCTTTATTGTCGCTTGAGCTAACTCTTCCTTCGCTTGAATAGCTTGCTGCTGACTTTGCTGATCGAGTTGCATATTTTCTCTCTGAAGTTTCAGTTGTTTATCTTTGTTCTGTTTGCTCTTGTAATTCAAATAAGCCTCTGCGTATTTCAGATTACCGGACTCCAGAAGTCTTTCTATCATCAAAAAGTCAGACATCTGAATCATTGTCGTGCCATCTTTATCAGGTGTCATAGCTTTCATAGCTGCCTGCATGATGACATCCCTGCGTTCATCTGTCGGCTTGGCTTCATATTTGATGTAATAGTCAGCATCCACGGTATCTGCTCCTGCGCTCATTATCTGCACCCCCATCGTTCCCAGAACAGGCATATAACCCGTGTAAGCCTCTTTATTATGCTTTATCAGAAGCTGAATACGCATGGACATAGTTTTTGCCGTATTCTCTTTGATGTTCAGATAGGCGTTATAAATAGGTCTTAGAGCATTATTTGTTGCTGCCTGTGCTATCTTTGTCCCTCCTACTGAAGCATTGGGGTCAGGACTCGATGCGTCTGATGACTGATTGATACCCGTGGTGTCCCTGATAGCCTCTGTATTGAACTCCCATACTTTTATGAACTCCACAAGCTGATTACCTATGCCTCCCTGAAGTTCCTGAATAGGTTTGAACCCACCGGGGATGTTCGGCACTCCCTTATGAGTAGTTGCCTTATAAAGCTGATCCCCTGTCTGCCTTCTGATCTTGATAAGTTCGAGTTCCTTCATCTTGTCACCACCAAGAACCATATTTTGTAATGACGTGACTTCAATAGCAAGTCCCGAAGGAGCTGCCATAGCAATAGCGTTCTGTAAACGGAAGTATGCTGCCGTCATCTGGTGTACGAATGTCTCGGAAAGACTTACAAGCGATCTGTAAGGCAGTTTGTAGAAATGGAATGAACCGCCAACCTCTTTCTTGCCCGGACGGGGAACGTCATGCTGTGGACCAAATTCATAAACATAATCGGTGCCTATGATCCATTTGCATTTAAACATGACTTTTATGTCATACTTAGCGGTTTTCTTCTTGTCGGTGTTATGTACTTTTCCCCATACTTCTTTGTACATTATCTCCGTGCCGTATGATGTCTTGCGTTTTGTCTTGTATTCGCTGTTTACAGAAGACCACTCCGCATCAAAAACATCCACAAGAAAACTATCATAGTTGCCTGTGCGAAGGTTTTTATCATAACTGTAATTATCGAGTGTTATATTACCTCCGATACCACTATACGACATTGCAAGCTCTCGTAATATCTCCTCTGGGAAGTCAGGATTGAGCTTACGAATGTCAGATATGAGTACCTGCGTTACTTCTCCTCCCCACTCCATGTTACGATGATCACCAAAACGTGAAAATTGACCGATGAACATCTTTGGGTCAACATATCGTACTTTTACTTTTTTGGTGTACTGATCGGTATAGTCTTTTGTGCAGCATTTATTTATCACGCACAGGTCACGAATAATCTGTTTTTTAATCTCCTTCCATGAGGATATGTAAAATGTGTAGTCGAGTGCCTGCTCAATCTCTGTCTCTTTTGATAACTTAAAGCCACCGGCTCCTTCATACAGATTTAGTTCTTCCATGCTGTCTGGCACATAATCATCTGATGTGTCAATGCCCATAGATTTCTCGATATACGATAGTGCCTCTTTGAACTTCATCCGGTACTGCATGTCGAGTTTTGCCGATTCCCTGTCGTCTGTGCTTGTCGGGTCAACGGCTGTGGCTACCACCTGATGATCGGTTTGTTCGAGCATCCCCTCCACGACACGAAGGAATTTTGGCATTATGGACGGTATGTCCCAATTAATGTTCATGTAACCCTTCAATTCCCCACCCTCGCTGCTCTCATCAAGAAGCATCTCCTGATATTGGCGTACATCCTGCCTACCATCTGCTAATGCTCTGAGATGATCAATCTCTGCTATATTGCTATATGGGACGGCTGCCCTGCCTTGTCTCCATGACGAATACATCGCTTCACACCACTTTTGACCCCAGACTTCATCTTTCTCTTCCGGGTCTATTTCGTCCTTTGGAAAAGGATATGCTGCGGTGCCGTATTTTTCAAGGGATAGTGCCATTTTAGACTTAATTTTGGGTAAAGTTAATAATTTCTGACAGCACTATATGTCTTTTTACGAAGGAAATTATCGAGCGTGTACTTCTGCTCATCCAATTCCTCTATGTCATCATACGAGCTGATAGTCCCAAGTAGTGCGTACCCTGCTGCTGTGAATAGGTCATAATTAGTCATATCTTCGGGGCCCTCTATGTCCCGACATTCTATCAATACCTCTATGTGGTTTTCTTCATTAGCCTCATTCTCAATCCACATCATAAACTCCTGAAAGATGTTCTGTTTTATCTTCTCTCCTGTCTGCTCTCCCGGTGTCCTGTTTAGTACAAAAGTCTTTGGATCGTATTTATAAAGCAGGTAGTGTTCATAACCTCTCTTGGCAAAATAATCCCATAGTAACGGCACGTTTGTCTCGGGAAACATTTTAACTCCATAGTAGATACACATCTTCAGCATATCCTCTGCAAACGCATCTTTGTCGGGAGGACGGAAGTTATATGTACAGGCAAACTTACGTTTCATGGCAAAATCACCGTCTTTGATCTTTCCCTTTTTTACAACGGCACCACCTCCATTTGACAGCCTGTTGCCCTTTGTGATGTTGAACTTAAAAGGGTCGCCTCCTGCCACACCCCACTGTGTGTTACCCGGTTCCCAGAGATTGTCATACTCACTACGGAACTTTCTGTTTGCCTCATTATCTTCAAGCTGATGGCTTACCATGAACCTTCCCTGTGATGTTGGTACAAAGATCACCCGCGTATCTCTTTCGTTCTCATACCACTCAAAATTACCCCTTACAATAGGTTGTTTCTGGAAAGAAAGATTGTCGATATATGTCTCGAGTTTTGTCATATTGAATCCCGAGCTCTTGGACGCTGTGCGAAAACACTCTGCAAACCTTATCGGGTAAAGACGTATTTTATCTGATAGTTTTACAGGGTCGGAGATAACGCCTTTCCTTTCATTCATTATGTATTCGTATGCTCCTATCTTACTGCCAATAAATGCTGCCTGTTCTTTATTTGGTGTGTTGATGACACTCATCCCGTACTTATCAATGAATCCAGTTAATCCATCATAGGCAGGGATAAACAGGTTAACCAACCCTGTCTCTGTCTGACCGTTTAAGTTCCTGTGATAATAGTCACTCATCTTACATTGGTTCTTAAATGCCTTGCCACCACCTTTCTCCATCTCACCTACTGTGGATGTTTTTAGCGTAAAGCCAATGATGTTCTTGCCATCCATAAGACATTCCTTGACAACAGTATGTCTTGTCTCGCAGTTTATTCCCTTTTTAAGACGACCCACCTCGTCATCATTGTGGACATATAGTTTTGTGCCTTCATACGATGTTTCCTCTGCCGTGCCAAAGTCTATTCCCGATTCAAGACCAAGTTCTGACATAGCACGTGAACCACCGGAAGAAAGTCTTTTTGCCGTAGGCGTGAATGAGAGTTCCGTTTTTGGTGATGTCGAACCCTCATAGTTTGGCTTGAAGAAAAATGGTAGTTTCTTCCATGGGCTGACGACATGACGCAAGAAAAAAACCTTTGCCTTATCATCGTTCATGGACTGAATACCGCCCCTTGCATTTATTGTCCGGCTTATGATCTCATAGTTTACACATCCCCCTTTATACGATGCGCCCTCACGTCTGTGCTTGGGGTAGTTGAATCCTACAAGTACTCTATTAAGTGTTTCAATCCACGTGTAATCGCCACGTTTATCTTTTATTGCATACCCGGTTTGTACATCACATACAGGGTATCTTGTTTCCGTATAGACTTTCCGGGCAAAGAGAAAAAATCTTCTATCCCTGTCCCTGTATTGTGGTAACCCTGTGTCTATGTGCCACCATGCGCAATAGAAGTAATGCCAACCGTCAATGTATGTAGGAATGCCGTTGTTCCAGAACCAGTAGCCATTGAGCCTGTATTGCCATTGCAAGCGGATGAACTCGATCTCATCGGCATAAATGTCCTTATGTTCCTCCAGTTCATCCCATATCTCATCCAGTGTCTCGTATTTGCTTTGCAGTTCCTTTAATCGCTTGGGTAGCTTTGGAGGATGCCACATCTGTTCCTTTGCCTGTAATCCCCAATTATCTATCTTATGTGGCTCCGGTGGTTGAGGCAGAAGAATCTCTATAGGAATTAAATCTTTATCATCTGTGTTTACCCAAACGCTTTTTGCCGACTCCTCATACTGTGATAGTATCTGGGCATCGACCTCTTTGTAATAGCGTTTAAGTAATTCGAATGGTTTCATATCGTAATCCAATATTTACAATTAATATCTGCCGTCCCTATTGGTAATCCCGGGTGCCAATACAAAGGGAATACTGCTTTCGCTCTCGACAGCCACGCACCCCACCAACTAAATGTACTATTCGATCCTATTATGTATTCAGCTTTTGTTAATGCCCAGAAATCAAGGATTGGAGAGTTGCTCACATATTCAAAATCTTCTTTTATGATATTTCTTGCGTTTTCAATATTATCAGTTATCACAACTACCTTTCGATCAGGAAAGTGTTTTAAAGCTGCCATATAATATTCTCTGCTCATGTTTGTAAACCCTATTGCAAGATGCTCTGGCGCATAATTACGGCAATGGATCAAAACACAGTCTTTATACGGATTTTCACCAAAATCTTTTAAAGTGAAATAGTGCCTTATCAAATCTTCACAATGAGCAAAATATTTATCCGACTGCATATATCCCCATATTGAAGAATTATCCGGCATGTCAAATCCTAAAAAGTTTCCTTCTGGTATCTCTACATTCTGATAATTACCTGGAACAACTGGGGGTAATGGATTAACAAAATATTCACTATTGTTCCAATAAGGGAACCCATAAGTATACCCATTCTTCATTGCTATGCCTATTGTCCCTGCGATAAAAAACAGAATATTACCAAAAGTAACATCTCCTTTCTGATCTGCCTTTGGCCTGTTTGAGAACCATTCATTTCTAAAAGTAATCATTGTTTTAAATATAACGCATCACCCCATGACTTAGGACTGTCATCAGTAAGTGTCCTTTTAAATCCAAATTCTCCAAGAAATCTATCCAACTCGTCTACAAGACAACAACCTTTGTAAACTTCATTAAAATTAACCTCAGTATAAATAATATCAACAAAGGGAAGTGTTTTGACTGCTCCCTTAAATACCTCCAATTCAAATCCCTGAACGTCAATATTGATCATATTAAATAACATCCGATCAAACTCAATGTTGTCTAATTTTTCAATCGCCACAGTCTCCTCTATGCAAAACTTAATATCGGGATATTGCTCAAGGTGTAACTTTGGTTCAAGCAAAGAACAACTCTGCCCGTTATTTGCAGTCTCAACATACATCCTGCTCGTCCCTGTCTCATTACCAAGTGCTATATTCACCGCTTTTGCTCCAACAGGCATCCGATGTATGAGCTCTTTAAAATTTGATTTTATAGGTTCAAACAGTATCATATCCATGATTCCTTGATTTATGTAATCAGCGCATTCCTCTCCATAGTGTGCTCCGACATGCAATACGCCTCGTATATGCAGATTGAAGTCTTTTACTATTTGATCAAGTTTTATAAGCATTTTGCAACAAGTATATCCTTTGGAACAAAACCATCTTCAAGGGTAAAAACATAATTTGGATTGATCTCTAAAATCTTTTTCATCAGATCGAGCGTATCGAATCCCTGTGTCTCTTTATACCATCCTCTTAGATCATCAATGAGTATCGTGTGTGTCTTTATTGGATGTTGTTTTATTGCCTCTAGTTCTTCCAATAACGGTGTGTTCTTCTTTCCTATTGCCGTATCGCCTCCTGAGAAATGACCATCGAGCCAGAAAGTTATCGGGGTAGTGATGTGCTTTATAAATTTCGGAAGTTCATCTGCCGAGTCTCCCTGAAACAAAATAACATTCGGCTTGTCCTCGAATCTCTTTAGACACATCTGGTGTAACTCCATGGACAGCTCGAATGATGCTACATTTGTGAATCCTGCATCCAGTGCTTGCTGTACACCATCTCCGTGCCATGTTCCTGTTTCAATGAAGATAGGATTAGGGTACTTTTGAAATAACTCTTTACTTGCTGGCATCTGTATAGATATTAAAATGATTAATGATTTGCGTATAGTCAACGTTCATGTTTTC